CTCCTTTAAGATGAGGCTCTTTTTCTGTGAAAATCCCATCCGCATGGAGAGCATGAACCACACGGATGGGATGAATAACTTTCAGGCGGATACTGTGACAGTCACGGCAGACGATGTAACGTCACCGCTTGTAGCGGTAACTTCCGTCGTCCCCGCAGCAACGCCGGTAACCTTCCCTGAGCCATCAACAGTTGCCTTGGACACCGCATTCGATGCCCACTGTGACGATGCGGTGACATCAATCGTCGAAGCGTCTGCCAATGTTGCAACGGCCTTCAGTTGAATTGTTGAGCCAACTTGCACTGTCGGAGTAGTTCCGCCGTCAGAGGCGGTTACCACTACCGACTTCACGCTTTTGGGTCGTACTGCCATTCATTGAACTTGGTGGTGGAACCATTGCCCACGATCTTGTCGGGCTGCCACGTCATGGTCACGGTCCTGCCCTTTACACTGCCTCGCTCGGACTGGTCGACCTCGGTGGTGGTCACCTGGATGACGCCGTTGAGACGGCGGATCTTCCCGTTCTTGTAGACCTCCTCGTAGAACAGGACCCACCTGGTGTCCGGCGTGTACGTGTCGACGGCGATCATGCCGTTCGCGTCCGCGGTCTGGCCGGTGATGAGCTTGCGCACCGCGGCGTTGAACTCCGCCAAACCCCATTGGATCGTCATGGTGGGATCCTGGTTCAGGTAGTAGCCCTTCTGGAAGAACTCGATGGCATCGTCCTGGTCCTGGCTTTCGGTCGCTCCACCATCCTGCTTGATCAGGCCAAGCCATTCATACGGATTGGTTTTCGGCCACGTCACCGTCTTCCCTCCGCCCTGCTCGGAGGTCAAGAGGTTTGCTGCATCATAGGGCGCTATTGCAAGCTGTCCCGTGATAGGTACGTCAACGGCTTGAAGATCATTGCCCTTGCTGTCAGAAGTCATGTTTTCTCCTTATATATAAAAAGCCACCTCAAAAAGGTGGCACATGATAAATAGATACTGATTGTTTATTGAATGGATCCAATGGTCGAATATTCGACGGTCAGATATCGACGTGCGTAATCCTGATCATCCTGCACCGGATACGGACCGTTGCAGCCACCCTCAATGATGGAAGCAACGGGAGAATCAGGCGCGGATACGATATCGTCGCTCGTTAGATATGCAAATACAAGTCTCGCAAGATCATTAGCGGGCTTGTCATTGGTCTTCGACCCGGCGAGCACGCTCACCCCAATGGAACGGTCGAACGTCGCATACGATGTCTTGGTTCCCGAATCGTCACGTATCACAACAACAGGGTTGGCTAGTGGAGTCGAAAGATCTTCCGGCTCCTTGTTGACGAAACGCACATCAGGAATCTGCGAGCGCAGCCATCCGGTGAGGAACAGTTCCATGTCTGGTGGCAGGTAGAGGGTCATTTCGCGGCCTTCAATGCGCGGGCGAGGTTGCCGGTCTTGGATTCGATGAGCATGGTTTTCGCGTCCGTGCCCACTACCATGATGGTGTCTCGGTGCGCTCTGGATACCGTGCGCAGTTGCAGGCCGTCCCTGTATGCTCCGCTATCGACGGGGGCACTGGCTTTTGCGGCTTGCAGCACCTTTTCGGCTTTCTGCGTACAGAGGCTTTTGACGCCGGAGCTGCGCAGGATCGATTCGAAGAACGCGTCATTGAAATCCACTTGCGTCTGTCCTGCTCTTGGCATTATCCGGTCACCTCCTCAAGGTTGCATACGATTGTCGGCTGCCAGCCGGTGAAAGCGTTCATGTCACGAGTCGGGTAGCCGACCACGTTCCATTTGCGCCCATCAGAAGCCAGTAGCCGGTCGCCACGTCTGACATCAAGATCGGGATTGTCTGAAACGAATTGAGCCGTGCTGAGCACCTCACTGCGCATGGCATCGTCCTGTTCGACGCTGGTGAGTGATGCCAAGGCACCGTCCACCTGTATGTCGTCCGTATCGGTCCAATCGCCAAGCGTGGCGGTGTCTGGATCGTACGGGTCAACGACCTGCTTCCTGCGCTGGCGTGTGAACTGTCCCGTGTACCGCAGCGAAAACGTTGAATTCTGCTTTACGTAATCGGCTGCGGTGCTCATGACACTCCCCATGTCAGCCTGTACGGCTCTATTGCGTCCTTCTCAATCTGCAGGAGTGGGATACTCAATGGTGCTCCGCCTGCGGTGATGAAGGTGACGCTCGAACCGTTCGTGGATTGCGAGCCGATGACTCCAGGACCAGTCGAACCGCGTTGCGCGAGCTTCAATATCAGCGATGTCACGTCTGCGACTTCACTGGCATCGAAACCGTGGGACAACGTGACTTGTACGGCTCCTGGACAGTCGGGGAAACATCCTTCACGCAGGCGCACGGTCCCTGCGATGCCCCAATCGATGCTGTCTTTCATTTCAACGCCGTTCACCAGCAGGCTTGAGATGTCGGTGACGTGCATGGATGGCAGCAGCAGGGTGCGCGCGCCGTAGGAGTCTAGTTTCAGGGTCTGTGTGATGTTTGGGGCGATGTGCCAGCCGCAGTAGGATCGCACGGATTGCTGTGCGGCCTTGAGCCATGTCGACGAGTCCACCGTCGTATCACTGGATACCAGGTCTGGAATCGATTCAACCATCGCCCCATCACCTCACTTCTCTTGTCTGGCGGTGGAGGTTTTGCGCTTCACCGTTTTGGATGCGTCCTTGTTCTCTGGTGCTCGTTGCGTGACCTCAACCGCGCCCTTCGGCTGTTGACCTTCCCTATACAGGAAGGTGCGGCCGTTGAGTTCATAGGGTTTCATCATCGGCGAGCACCTCATGCCGTAGTGCCAAGAGTCACCTTGGCGATGGCTGCCGGATACTTGACCTGCAATCCGAGACGTTCGCGCAGGCGCACGGTGATCTGATCGTTGGTGAAATCATCGCCATGCGAGTTAGTGGATTCGATGCGCACACCACCCTTGCGGAACACCTTCGCGGCGATCGAGAACGCGCCGACAGCGACAGTACCCTTCGGGATGCTGGCGGACACGACGGTGCGAAGCCCCCACAACGATGGATTCTGCATGATTTCACCATTGCCATACTGGCCAGCGAAGAAACCGCCACCAAAGTACTGTCCGTTCGAATCCTTGGACAGACGAATGGCCTGATAGTCGGCTGGGTTAATGACGATGCCATCAGCAGCGAAGCCGGTTACCTCCTGCACGGCGGAAATGCCCTTGAAGATCAGATCAGGGTCGCTGATCGTCCCTTTCGAAACGTTCGCCACAGTCTGGATGCCGTCGCGTTTGAGCACGCCCTTGATGGAGTTGCTGGTGCCGTCCCCGGACAGCAAGGCAAGTTCCTCGCGCAGCTGCAAGTCGTAGAGTGCGGTCGAGTTGATTTCGGACACCACATAGTCGGCATCCTCCGCCATGTCATCGGTGATATTGAAGAATCCCGCGACCTCGGCAAGCGAATCGGTCACCCATGTGGGGTCAGCCAGATGGATCTGAGGTTTCGCACCACCCTCGGCCACGAATGCCGTGGCCCCCTCGAGCGGTTTGAACACTGGATACTTGATGCTGTTGCCGGAAACCGTGCCCGAGCCGAGGATGTCGGCGAATAGGAGCGGACGCTGGTATGGCATGACGAAGTTCTTGTCAATGTCAGTGACCAGCGGGCCGAAAGCGCCTGTCTCTTGTCCAATGCGATGCAAGTCGGTTGCGCCCTTGAACTCGGTGGTCTGGAATCCTCGGGTCTTCGTGTCGAGAACGGTCAGACCAGCGTTCTTCAAGCTCTTCATGAAGAACTCGCCTGGAGTCTTGGCATCGATCACGCCAGACTTGGCCTCATTGTCGACCTTGGATTCCTTCTTACCGAGGGAACCGAGCTGGTCGAGCAGGGTCTTCTTCTCCGCAGCCTTAGCCAGCTGTGCGTCCAAGTCCTTCACTTCGGCGAGGATGCCCTTCAATGCGGTGACATCGTCTTCGCCGAGTTCCTCTCCGTTGGCGATGCGCTCGTTGAACTTCTGCGCCTTGGCGAGTGCCGCAGCGCGTTTCTCCTTGAGATTCACAGTGAATCTCCTTCCTGAGCTGTCTGCTCATAGATGTGTATTAACTGCGACATGGCCTCCACGGACGGATTGGCTTTCCGCTCCTCGACCTTGGCCTGTTCAGGCTCCTCGGTCTTGGCTTCGGCGTTACCGCTGGCTTCATCCACATCAAGATTGGTTTTCTCCCCATCCAACTGGGACAGGACATTGTTCAGGCTTTCCGCTGCAGCAGTGATCTGGGATACGGATTCACGCAGCGAGCTTTCATTC